AAAAACTCAGCGAGGCAGCGGTCAAAGCGCTGAAGGGCGATCCTGTTGCCGATGGCCTGAGCCAGCAGATGGAAGAGTTGGGATTGAGCGGGAAGGGTGCGAGCAAGGCATTTAATGAATTGGGAATCAACGTAAAGAATGCAGACGGAACCATGCGCTCTGCTGACGATGTGATGCTTGACATTGCGACACGCTTTAAGGGCATGGAAGACGGGCCCAATAAAGTTGCTCTTGCAATGAAATTATTCGGCAAGTCTGGCGCTGAGCTGATTCCCATGCTCAACCAAGGCGGAGACGCGATAGACAAGATGAAAGTAAAGATGAATCAAGCCTTTGCGGAAAAGGCTGACGAATACAATGACAGGCTGATCACCCTCGGCGGCAAGGTCGGCGGGCTGGCCCGGGGAATCACCGTCGCGCTCCTGCCGGCTCTCGATGCTCTCACCAGTGCCTTGACCGTTGGTGTGGATCTGTTCGCGAAGCTCCCCGAACCACTGCAGGCCATAATCGGGGGCTTTGCCATATTGGCCACGGGTGCCACGGCGCTGGCGGTTCCGCTTGCGCTGATCGCCCCTGCGGTGACCAGTATCGGCACGGCCTTTGCCGGCCTCAAAATCGCGGCCACAATCGCGGGATGGGCCGGCGCCATCGGCCCCTTTGTCGGCACGTTCACGGCCGCAATGGGTGGCCTCCTGGCATGGATGACCGGAACATTCCTCCCTGCCATGGTGGGGATCTTCGCTGGTCCGGTCGGCTGGATCGCGCTGGGAGTGGCTGCGTTGGTGGCGGGGATGATATTTTTCCGGGAGCCAATTACAAAGTTCTTCGGCTGGGCTTATGAGCAGGTCGTTGGATTCTGGAAAACAGTATTTGGCTTTATTTATGATACACAAATCAAGCCATGGGTTGAGCTGTGGAACACAGTCCTGTCCAAGCCTGTAACAGATGCCGCCAAGGGATGGCTCACTGGTATTACAAAATTCTTTAGTGGAATCCTGGAATTTATAAACAAAAACTGGCTTAAGCAGTGGGCGGCTTACTGGGAAAGCTTTGTCAACGATCCTTTCGCATTTATCGAAAAGGTAGAGAAACGTTTCGGCGGTCTGTTGTCCAGCGTTGTAGAAACCTGGAAGCGAATCCCTGGCATCCTGCAGAACGTGTGGGATTCTGTTCTCAACGGCATGGGCAGGACATGGCGTTGGATGATCGGCGGCGCTGTTGACTCTCTGAATGGAATAATCAGGCTGTGGAATAGCGTCTCTCAGAACGTGAACAAATTGCCAACACCTATCAAGCTGCCAGTAATCCCTGAGATCATGACGGCTCAGATCCCCGGCTTCGCCCGTGGCGGCTACATCGATCGGCCAACCCTGGGCATGATCGGCGAGGGCGCCAACCCGCGAGAGTACGTCATCCCCGAGGGTGGCATGGGTGCAGCCGCTGACGGCTGGCGGCGGGGCCTGAGGGGTGATGCGCTGGTAGCGGCCTGGCAATCCCCTGGCCTCGCACCGGGGCGGGCCAGCATGGAGCCCTCTGGCGGCGGCATGGTGGCGACCCCTGATGTGCGGATCCAGGTTCAGCAGGCCGGGCCGACGATGCAGATGCCCGACGGCTCCCAGTGGATCCGCCGCGATGAGGCCATGGCGATGATCGCGCACGGCAGCCGGCTCACCCTCCAGGCCGTGGACCGGGTCAACTCCGGCGCGGCGGCTCGGTCCGCGGGGAGGGCCTGATGGACCACCGCTATGGCGCGGCATTCCTCGATCTGTCCTCCACCGGCGGCATGGTGCATCGCCGCTGGCAGTCCCGCTGGATCTACCAGACCATCACCTGGGAGGCCCTCACCTGGGACTACCGGGAGTTTGAGTGGGCCGGTCTGAGCTCAGGTGCGGTGATCGATTCCGCCCCAGCAGGCCTGACGTTCGCCCATCTCTCAGACACGGCCGACGACCTGCGGCTGGCCCACCAGCAGCAGTGGGTTGGCCGGTTGCGGGTCTACCACTACCCAGACACCTGGGCGGGTTCAGGGCCTCCCACGGATCAGGTACTGGTGGGCTCCTACACCGGCACGCTGAGCCTGGAGAGCGTCTCCCAGGATGTGATCTCTGTCGCTCTCGGCGGTGAGGCTGGCGGCGTGTTCCCCCCGCGTCGGGCAGACTCGTCGCTGATTGGTCTGCCGTGCGAACTGGGGGGGCGCTGAGATGGCTGGCAGTGGAATCAAGTCAAACCATTCCGACAGAACGCTGTATGACTACAGCGCGATCCAAGGCTTTGAATGGGCAAAAGGAGTCATAAATCCCCCTGAAGAATTATTTGCTCCTTTTGGTGGTCTTGAGGCGTATCTTCGCAGCCTTGAGGCCCAGGCCGGCGCGAAAGCCTCCAGCGTGGCAGCCAGCCGCACCGGGCGGGATGAAACATCAGAGCGGGAGCGGAACCTCCTCCAGCCCGTCCGGGCAATGGCGATTGGGGATCCTGTTCCCGTGGTGTTCGCCAGGCGTCGCACGGGCGGAACGGGTGGGGTGATGGTGCAACCCCGAGTCACCGAAGCGCAGTTTGCCAACACGGGCACAGAGATCACGGCTCGTTATCACTGCCTGCTCAGTGAGGGGCAGGTGGGCTCAATTCAGGTGCGGGATGTGCGCGTTGGACTGTATCGGCGCGGGAGCTTCAGCCAGAACTATGGCCAGCGTGCCGGTACCTGGCAACCTGGCAACCGATCGAAACCCGTTGCAGGCGTTACGGTCCCGGACTTCCCGCAGAATTGCGGCATTGGCGGAAACTATAAAGGAGTCTCAACGATTGAGTACAGCGCAGCGTGGCCTATCGATTCTGATCAGTGGAAGCTACCGCTTAACGCTTTAATCCGCAACGGGATGCAGATTGACCGGGGGCGGTTGCTTGATGATGTAGTGGGCGCCAGTGATAACCTTTGTGATCTGATTATCTGGGCATTGGTAAAGTCTGGCCGCAAGAAAGAATCAGAGATCAACCTAGACGAGATGGAGAAGACCGCTCTCTTTCTGGAAGCAAACCAACTCTACTGTAATGCAGAATTTACATCTGCGGCAAGCTTGCCCGATTGGCTGGTGAACATCCTCCCGTCTTTCCTGTTGAGAGAAGCAACAATCGGCGGCAAGTATGCGGTCGTTCCAGCCGTTCCGACGAATGCGGATGGCACAATTAAGACTGCAAAGATTGAGCCAAGATGGACGTTTACAGAGGAGGCCATTGCCCCCGGAAGCTGGCAGGAGCGGCCGGCTGACGCGGCGGCGCGCGGGCCACTGGAGATCTCTGTTCTGTGGCGGCAGCAGACCAGCGAGACGGAACCGCCACTGGACCGGGATCTGCGCGTTGGCCGGCCTGGCGTGGATCCAACACCACAGTCCGAACCGTTCGACCTGCGGGGGTTTGCCACATCCGAACAGCACGCGGCGCTTGCGGGCGGGTTCCGCCATGCTTTGCGGACCCTGGCGGGATCGACCGCATCGGTTCGGGTGCTGCCCGGCAGCCAGTCCGGCTATCTGCAACAGGGTCAGATAGTACAGGTGTTCCTCCAGCAGGTGAGCGAGCGCACCACGATCGGCGCGATTAACAGCCTCTGGTGGCTCGATCGGATCGACCTCGCACCTGACGGTTCGGAATCCCTCCAGCTCTCGGCCTGTCCCGTTGATGGCGAAGGTCGCAGCCTGGTGGCACTGGCGGTGACAGCGGCCCGGGACAATGCTCCGGGGATGATCCTGCCCTATCCGCCCCTGTCGGCGGGCGATGAACCGGGGAGGGCCTCGGACACGTCGGTGCCGCCTTCAACCACTTCAGGGCTTCCGTTCACGTCTGGTGGCGGGGGGATTCTGCCGGCGATCGGGAAGCCCAACAAAACCCAGTCGCCCAACCGAACGGACATGGGGTCGCCGCCGGTGGAGAAACCTCCCGCGCCTCCCACCCCAGGCGGGCCAGGGGGCGGGGGGATCGTTCAGGCCGGCAATGGGCCGAAGCAGCTAAGCGAAACCAAGGGTGGCGGCATTTGGTGGAATCCTTATATCCCCGGCAAGATAGAGCCGATTGACTACCCCCCTGGCCCCCAGGATTGCAAGCATGGCCCGGCAATAATCAGCACGCGGGTCACCGGATTATCACTTACCAGTAGCGGATGGACACATTACAATGATACTATTGAGTCCACTAAGCGGGTTGAGTGGGTTTCCCTTGGAAGCACTTTTAGTGATTACTGGACTCCTGGAGTGCTCGTACAAATTGAAACCATAAAGATTAGCTATACCTCTAAATACGGGTACGATTATTCGCAGACAATTAGCTCCTGTGGTGCCCCGCCATTCGGCCCGCAGGGCGAATTTGGCCTTGAGATCCTCAGCTGGCGCTGCAAGCTGGCGAACGGCGCAACCGGCCCCCTCCAGACGCCATGACATTCCCCGCCTATCGCCCAACAGATCTCTCGCTTGAGCACGGCACCTACCCGGCATCAGTCACGCAGACCGTCAGCGGTCGCACGGCGATCCTTCGACACTCGGATGTAGAGACAGACATTGGGCTGACACGTGAATTTGTATTAACACAAGCGCAGTTTCTAAACGTTCTAGAGCACTACCAAGCTAACGGAACGGTGGTGAGCTTTGATCTGCCGCCAGAGGTTGAGGCGGGCTTGACCCCTGAAGGTTTCCGCTGGCGGTATAGCTCAGAGCCTGTAGGAGTACAAGATGAGCATAAAGATTTTTTCCGCGTCAGTTGCACGTTCATCGGGAACCTATGGGCTGACATCCGGCTCCCCCAGGGGACGGGGATTCTTCGGCTGGTGGGGGTGGAGACTGCCATCAGCGACGTGCTGACGGTGGCCCCAGGGGCCCCGACTGCCACGGTGCAGGGACTGGCCAGCGGGGTGACCCCAGACGGGTTCGTCGAGGTGGCAGGGCTGGAGCCCGGAACCAGCTGGGAATACAGCACCAACGGCGGCAGCTCCTGGACCGCTGGCACCGGCTCGGGATTCCAGCTCCCGGCCGGCTCCTACTCGACTGGCGCCATCCGCGTCAGGCAGGAGGATCGGGACGGAAACACCTCCTCCCCAGCGCAGAACGCCTCCGCCGTCACCGTGGCGCCGCCCGGCTCGGCCGTGGTGGCGTTCACCGCGGCGGCCGGGGCGACCACAACCGGCACCGTTACCCTCCCCCTGGTGGGCCGGCTCGTGCGGTTCTCCATGAACCATCCGGGGTGGTTCACCCTCTACGCATCGGTGGCCGCCCGATCGGCTGACAGCAGCAGGGCGGCCACGGTGATGCCCGCCAGGGGGGTGGGCGTCTGCGCTGATCCTCGCCTCGCTGCTGGTGGGGTGATCAATCTGAACCAGTTTGCGGACATCAGAAACGAAGAATCGCCAGCGACAACTACCTACCCTTGGAAGCATGTCAACGAAGACACGGTGAGCCGCGACTTCGTGATAATCTTAACCATTATCACCTCATAAAGGTATGGCAGTTACCACAGCTTCCTATAGCGTCGCGGCGAACTACACCCCAGCGCAGTTTGCAACACAGATTCGCTCGATGTTCATCGATGCGGGGCTGATGACCGATTGGTTCGCAAGCTTCTCCAATGGTGGGGTGGAGAACAGGGTACTTGAGATGACTTATAACGGCTCGAAGACTTACGGAAAGACTTACCTATGGTTCCAGTTCCTTGGCGCAGATATGTTCTTTCATATCTCCACCGGATGGAATACATCGACGAACATTCCGCAGGGCGTCGGCGGTGCTGTTGGCCTGCAGTATCTGGACTGGCTGAGCACGACCACAAGCGCAACGACCAACCACATGCGGGTGACCGCAAGCGGGGCGACGGGGTTCAATTCCTCGCAGTCGATCTCCATTCAGCGCATCACCAGCAACGTGAGGACGAATTTCTCCGTCTTCCTGCTGGTGAACGGTTCGACTGCTCTGCATTTCTTTATCGAAAAGACGCCTCCTATTGCCTCACTGGTGGATCTGGACAGGGTCTGTTATGCCTCAATGATGTGGTGCAAGTTGTCTACGTCAAACAGGATTGGCCAGGCCAGCTTCCAGCTATTTTCGCCTCGTCTGCGGCGCTCTCACCTGGGCCAGGCTCTCCGTGGAATCACCAGTGGCGGAGCTTACGGAGCGTCAAACACCGCACTCTCGCCGTGGGAAGTATGGTCTGGGGCTGCCAATCAGCTCGGAAATATCACGTATGGCGCAATCGGCAACCTGAACTCAACAGGTGGCGGCGACAACTACGCATTTACAGTTCCGGTGGTCACGCTTCCGATCGCATTCAACAATACAAACCCCGCCTACTCGGCCGACGAAAGGCCGATATTCGAGAACCTGCTGCTCAATGTTTACTCAGCGGCAACACTACCGGAAGACTTCATAATTGTTGCCATTTACACCAGCAACACTATAACGGTTGGATCGACCCTTGTAATAACGGCAGGCGTTGAGGAGTACATCGTAATAGCGGTAGCCAATGCCTCCACCTCCGTGCCCCTTGGCGAAGCCCCAACCATGATCTTTGCGGCACGCACCATCTGATGGGCAAATCCCTCAACCTCCCCACGCTCGCGCTCACCCGGGGCGGAACCAACCTCTCCCCCTCCTTGGCGGGCCCTGCCTTCAGTGGCGTCAGCGTGGGCGGCACCTCCGGCGCGGCACGGAGCCTGGCCCTGCCCACCCTGGCTCTCACCCGGGGCGGAGTCAACCTGAACCCGTCGATCCTGTCGCTGCTTGAAATCGTTATCGGGGGCAGCAACTGCCCGCCAGGGCGGCGCTATCCTCGGTACGGGCAGCGTGGATCTGACGCCTGGGAGCTCGACGTATGACGATCTATTGGCCCAGTTCACTGATGATCGATCTGTTTGAGAAACGCCTTGGGGTGGGCGATTCCTACCGGGCGCTGCTGCTCGGGCCGACCTATGAGTTCGTGCACAGCCACGCGAAACGCTCTGCTCTGACCGCCTTCGAGATCGCCGCCACCGGAGGCTATGCCACGGGCGGGGTGTCGGCCACGCTGAGCCACGCGGTGGACGCGAACGGCCTCTACGTGCTCACCCTTGGCGGCGTCTCCTTCGGCACGGGCCCTGTCACCGCTCGATGGGTGGCCTACGTCCGCTGGCGGGGCGGGGCGGCCTCGGCGGATGAGGTGGTGGCCCTACTGGATCTGGGGCAGGCGGTGAGATCGGGCGGCCCCTTCGTAGTCCCAGCCCAGGCGATCCAGAATCCCCGCTGATGGCCACGTTCCCCACGATCCAGGCCAGGGTGCGGGCCTACTCGCTTCCATC